GATTGCCAATGCCAATTGTTACACCTATATTGCTAGCAGGACTAAATTGCGATGAATATGCAACAGTTGGATTAGTTTGTAGCGTATCCGGTAGTATATTAAATGGGGTCGTAAATTGTTGTGTTGCATTTAACGTTGGATTTGGTGGGTTTGATATGAAATTAGTTTCTGTAGTAGTTATAATATCATAAAATGGGGTAAATTGTGAATTATTTTGTGTAGTAGGATTGGTTTGTAGCGTATCTGGCAGTATATTAAATGGCCCCGTAAATTGTTGTCCTGCTCCTAATGTTGGGTTACTCATTGTTTTTCCTATCCATAATATGCACTGTTTATACCAGCACCAAATGTGTTATCTCGTTTTGATAATATGCGTGTTTGATTTCGTATTTCTGCAATCATCTCATCTATTTTCGATGCTAAATTAGAATTTCCAGAATTAGATTTTGGAAATAAATTAGTTCCTGCAACAACTGTGTCATCGTTATTCAATGCAAACGTATCTTCTCCTGCTAGCAGTATGCGATCGCCATATCCCGTCGGCGTTGCAATAAGGTCATCCTGCGGACCACCGGTGGTACCACCTGCACTATATGTTGGAGCTTTTACTGCAAACCCAGATCCAGCTCGATTTTTTAATGCATTGAATACCGTACCAGCAATATTTCCTGCTAATAAAGTTGCACCTAAACTTTTCATATCTTCGGCAGATTGGTTTTGTTGTATTCTTTTCATTTCTTCTACAGCTGCTGTAAAATCATCACGCATTGCTTGCGTGGAAGTTCTAGCAAAATTTAATTTCTGTAATACTAATTGTTCATTTGAATTTTGCAACTGTTGTTCCAAGAGATCTTCAGTTGTTCGTTTGTCATTAGAATCATTAAACTGTTTTAATTCTTCTTGTGTTAATTTATTATCGTTTGCTAACTGCTGAGCAGCTGCGGCGATTGAACCATTATCTGATATATTAATTTTAATTCCATTTTCTCCAGCTTTTTCTATAATTTTTTGTTTTTGTATTGCTGAAGCAAGTTGTTGTTCTTGAATACCTAATAAATCAGCCATTTGCTTTCTAGCAAACAGGTTTTTTTCTAAATTATCACCTTCTTTTTCAACAATTTCGGTTAATATATCAGCTTGTTTATTTGCATCTCCACGTAATGTTGCTTCTCGATATAAATTAGTTAAACTTTGATTTTGGTCATTAGTTAATTGACGACCAGTTAATAATTGATATTCTAATTCTTTACCTATACTACTTTCAATATCTAATAAAGCTTCGCCGGCGCCCGCTAAATCTTCTAATTTTAATCCTAATCGAGATGCCTTAATAGTTGCTTGTTCTAAAGAACCAGGTAATCGACCATATTGTAATTGAATATCTGCCCCAGCTTCTGCAATACCTGCGGTTATCATTTGTGTATAACCTAAATCGCCATTTGTATCACCTAATGCTTTTGCGACTGCTTGTGTGAATTTTAATTGTTGAGCGGCATTATCAGCATTTGATGCTGCATATTGTGTAAATGATTCTGCTTGTTCTGCAGTTAATCCTATAGATTGATCTAATAAGAAATTAGTTTGCATCATCCCTTGATAAAATTCGTTATCTGCCAAACCAAGTTGTTTCATGTTAGGTAGAATTTTTTTAATGATTCCACCATATTTAGAAAATTGTTCAGCAGTCATTTTAGTTGTTTCAGACGCGCCGGACATATCTTGTGACATCTTTAAAAATTGTCTCGTTAATCGTTCAGCTGCATTAAATCCAATGCCCATTGAATCTGATGTTTTTTTGAAACTTTTTTCATAGTATGTTGCTGCTCCGGCAACTTCTTTTAACGATGCTTGTACCTCTTCTTGTAATTGAACAAATTGACTAAAACCTAAATTAATTTTAGTAGTTTCGCTATCTAATTTACCAAATGCAGCAACTGCTTCTGTGCCGACTATTTCAGTGATATCTTTTAAAGCTGGTATAATACCAGTAGCAGCGGCTCCTAAGTCTCTTAAGAAAGTAGTCCAACTGGGTGTACTACCTTGTTTAGGTTGTTGTTTTAAACGTTGTATGAGTTGTTGCTGAGTCATAAATACTTATTTTTATATAAATATTTACTTACTAAATTTTAGGTTGTATAGGAGGAGATGCAATTTGTTTAGTTTTTCTGTTTTTATTTTTTTTAGCTTGTGCAATTTCTTTTTGATATTCAGCACGTTCTTCTAATATACGAGTAACATGTTTCATCCACCGGCGCCGTATGAATATTGGCATCGTATAAATAGTATCCCAATCCCAACGACCTTCGCCGTGCCAAATCATGTTAAATAAATTGTCGTGTAATATTACTTGGTCTTCTGGACTAAAACCAAAAAAGGTCTGATCTAAGTTGAAACCCAGTTGTGAAGGTGCCCCCGTTTTCACCTTCAAACTCATGAGTTAAATCAATACCTGGAGTATTTTTTATAAAAAATGTTCGAAATTCTCGAGAATTTTTAGCTAATAACTCATAACGCATAAAATTTTCAATGTCAGTAGTTTTTCTAGAATCGCCTACTTGTTTAATTATGCTACCAAGAAGTTTAGTTACTGAAGCTTCGGCTATATCAATTTTTATATTATATGAAAATTTAATATTAATTCCATCGATACTATAATCAAATTCACCATTTTCATCTGATTGTAAATCAAATGGTTTAAATTTAATTTTTTGCAAATTAATGCTACGATCTAACATGTTGCCAGTTACTGGGTCTTGGATTTGAACTGGGTAGTCAGACCCATATGATAATATTCTAGCATATATAATTAAACCATTTTTATCAAATGTTGAAATTTCTTGAACATCTACACCTTCGGTAACAATAATTGATTCTAATAATTTATCAAATACTACTCCATTTTTTATATATGAAACATTAGTTAAAATGTCTTCATCATATGCAGTCATATATCTCATTTCAATTTGACCGCTACGTAGAGGTGATGATTCAGGATAAATTTTTCCAGCGCTGGCTAATGAAACGATAATACTAGGCAATTTGCTTCGTTGTTTTGATTCATAACGCTGTTTTGCTAATTCAATAATGTTTGGATCAATTTTAGTAGTATGTGTACTCATATATTCCTTATAACCTTTATTATAAATATGTTCGAACATAAAAAAAGCCCCAATTTAAGGGGCTTTAATATAATTTTTATTTTGAATTAGAAATTCAAGAATGCCCAATCAAATTGTATAGTTAATTCAATTTCTTGTACTGCATCACTTGACCAATCAAAAGTTCCAAATCCTGCACTAGTAATAAATGCACCATTAAGTTGCCATTCTTCAATTATTTCACCTAATGGAGAAAGTTGATGCAACTTAAGTGTTTTTTTGTAAAATGATGAATAACCATCGCGGCCTGTTGCTGATTCGTGATGTAAACGAACCCATTCCATAACAGCTTGTGCTCCAGATGGAACAATTGCATCATACAATGTCATAGTTATGGTGTCCCATGCATGTTTACCTGCAACATAACGTTTAACGTTAATCATATCTAATTCAACAGCTGTGTTGGTAATTGTTGGTTTACCTGATGCTTTGATAAGATAAGATGGAATATCATCCATATCAAGAATGAAATGATGTTGGCGTTTTGGTTCCCAAGAATATGCTTTATTCCAAATATCAACATTTGAAACAGCGTCTAAGTTTGGATTCAATTGATCTATTAATGCCATGTTCTTTCCTATTTTTAATATAAATATCGAGAATGTAAAAAAAGGCAGAGCGAACCCTGCCTTTTATACTTTTTATTTAATATTATGCCGATGCATTACCAAATGACGCACCTGTTGGTTGAATATTAAAATCTAGAATAATGAATTCTGCCGTACGAGTCGGTTGAAGGAATATTTGACCGTATAAAATATTTTGATCAATTAAATCCGGGGTGTTATTTGTTTGATCCATAACAACTCGGAATGCAAATAAACCTTGATTTGCTCTTACTTGTTCCATATACGGATTAACAATGTTCAAGAAACGATTACGTGTTGATGTAGTATTTTGTTCGAATACTAAATAGCGTGTTGAAGATGCAATAAATTTCTTAACTGCAATTAACAAACGACGCACATTAACGCGGTCTAATGCACTTGGTCGAGCTTGTAGTGTCTTTTGACCCCATACAACAATTCCATCGTTTAAGAAGTTCGCAATAGGATTAACACGAGCATCATACAATGTATCTCGGTTTGATTGTGATAATCTAATATAAGTATCAGTAGCAGTAATCAATCCTCTATTCAAACCAGCTGGTGCATACCATGGTGCTTGATTAGTATCATTAAATGCTAATACTCCTGGAATTAAAGTTGATGGCGGCACCCAAGTTGGAACATTGTTTGCACCATTAATTTTTAACCATGGCCAATATGCTGCAGTGTAATTGCTATCCATTGACGTAACTTGATTAACTACTGTTGAAATTGAATCTGTTAATGCATTCGTATCCATTACATAGAATGTATCTTGACGAGTTTCACACAATGTTCTTGCTAATCCAGTTACATTTGGATGTAAACTATCAATAATACCTGGCGTAACAAGTAAATTCATATCATAGTAGTCAGTGTTACTTAACAACGTAAATGCTTTGTTATATGCAACTGTACCAGTAGATGTTCCCGTAGAACAATTAAAACCAAATGTATTTGTTGAAACAATATTAGTACCTGAATATTTTTTTAGATTTGGTTTAGCGCCATCAAAACCTCCTTGAAATGGAAGTATGAATTTACGAGTTGATGTTGCAACATTTGTTGTAAATGTTCCTGCTACTAATGCAGTTTGTAATGAACCAGAATATGCAGTACCAGCTGGGAAATTAACTGACGCATCTTGTGACACATCTCCTAAATAGAAATCTGAATTGCTACCGGTGGTTGAACCCGAAGTAGGTACTGGAGCTAAATAATTTAAATTGTTTTGAACGGCAAAATCGAATCCAAAGTAATTATTTGGATTATACTGACTTGAAACAACTTGTGATGTTGCATATGATGCTGCACTTAAATTTAAAGATCCAGATGCCATTGGAATTGGAGAATTCAATGAACGGAAGCCAAATGGTACTAATGATGGAGCAATTAAACCTTCTTCAACGGATTGATCTACTTCAACTCTTACATATGCTGAATTATTTGCATAGTCGCCGCTGATAACCAATTGATTTGAATTATTAATTGTTTGATAACGTGTACCAATTTTTCTAGCAATATAATTTGGAGATGCTGGATTCAAGTTAACATTAATAAATGTTTCTACAATCTCAGGTTGTCCATCTGTATCTTGCGATGTATCAACTGCATTTACAAAACCAGGTTGTGGTGTTGATGTATTTACTCGACGAATTTCAACTGTAAATGAACCATAGCCGTTTGGATCTGGTGTTTCAGAACCTAATCTTACATCACGAATTCCAACTTTTACATCATAATTAACTGAATTACCATGAGATAAAGTATGGAATTTAAACAAGTTTCTTGTAATTGAACCAATTTTCTGTGATGTAATCCAAGGGGTTGATGCAGTTGCATAATCTTGCAAAAATTCATAATTTGAAAGTTTTGCTAATTCTACAGTAACATCTCCTAAATTAGTAAATAAAGATGATGCATTGATATTTTCATATTGAACATATACTGGATAATTTACTGATTTAGCATTTCGTGCAAATACTGTAGGAACATATTCATTATTTGTTGAAACAATTGATGCAGATATTGCAACGCCTTCTGCAACTGCAAATGATCCATTGAATCCAATTGCTGAATCTGCTGCAGCTACATATGAACCTGAAATTTTCAATGCAAATGATCCAGACCCGCCATCTAATAATACAGAATCTTCAAATAACGCTGTTGCGCCATCTGTAGTTACTGCTTGAGTTGGGTGCAATACGTGTGTTACTACTTCAACCTTCCCTGCACCGGAACCTGATTTTGCAATGATTGCTAAACCACCATTAGTTAATTTATACCCATCTTCATATAAAAGACGTGTTACTGTAATTACATTTCCGCCTTTTGCTAAATAATCTTGAACTACATACGGAACATATGAATCCGTAGTTGTTGTTCCAAAAATTTGTTGAAACTGCTGATATGATGTAATTTGTGTTGGAATCAATGCAGGACCTTTTACGGTTGGACCTACAATAGATGCTCCAATTTGTGCGACTCCGCCGGCGATAAATGATTGATCTAATTCATTTGTAAACACGCCTGGCGAAACTATTCTTTCTGCCATTTAATACTCCTATAATTTTTTATTTATAAATATAGGATTATTGTGCCAAACCATCATCTGCCGTAAATGTGCCGTCTGCAATATTGATTTGTCCATCGCCATAACGTTCGCGCATTTTTTCTAATAATTCTTGTTCTTTCGTACGTAGAGATTCAAATTCAGAATATAACTTGTCTTGTTCTGCGTTTAAAAATTCTGATCGACGATTAATTGCAATTTGTTCTAATGAAATAGAACCTAAATTATTTGCATTATTTGCAAACAATTCGCGAAGTGCTTGAATTTCATCTAAATGTTCTTTGTCTAACTTTCTTGTCATTTTTTCCTTTATTTTGTTTTTAATGTATTTAAATTGTTTTGTATTGCCGTTTTATATAGTTCTGGCATATCTTGTTGTTCTAATTCTTTAAACAACGAAATAGATTCGTCCCATAAACCAATCCACCATGAACTAACAGCTTGTTCAAATCGTAAACCTAATATTCCTGGATATTCTATATCAGTTCGTGTAGCTGCAGGCTCTGTTGCATGTTCTTGTCCTAAAACTGCCATGGTATATGATTCTTGCCAATCGCGGTTGCGTTCATATATTCTTGCAAGTAAAAAATATGCTTCTGGTCGTTTAGGTTTTAAAGAAACTGCACGCAATAAAATACCTTTAATTGTAAAGATACGATCGCCTTGGCGTTCAAAACATAAAGCCATACGTAATGATGCTTCATATTGTAAATTTACATCATACCCAAATTCAATGCTACGTAAATAGAATCCGGCAGCTGATGCTGTTTGTCCTTGTTGTTCATATGCATATCCTAGATTAAAATTAACTTCTTGGTTTCTAGGTTCTTGTATGTATCGTTGCAACCAATATTCTATTGTCATGATTTACTTTCTGGTGTTACTGCATTTTCACATCCTTGACACAATGCAAAACATTGCAATGGACGTGGAATTACATCTTCATAATCTTGTTCGTAGATGTTTCCTGTAATATGTTTTAAACCATAATCCATACAACACAATGAAACATCGCCATTTGGTAAAACTACATTGTGATATAAATCTTCAATGCATCCGCAAGTCATTGCTTTATCGCCATGGTCCATGTGTTGAAATCTATCTTTGTATTTTTCTAATTCTGGTTTAATAATGGCTTCGCCTAGCAAATTGCCGGCGCGAGACCAAAATGTTGGAACGTGGGTTTCTGGCCATAAATGTTTAACTGATTCATGTGGTTCTCCCATACACATAACATAAAAGCCTTGAATATGATTTTCTAATTGTTTGAATCGTTCAAATACTTCAATCAATCTAGGAGTAATAGGATGTTTTGCAATTCGTTCTTGATCTGGAATATGCAAACAAAAACCTCCATTTGGCCCACTTACAAATTTGATATCTTTGATACGTTCAACATCTTCAACAGTCATTCCTACGCCTGTACTAAAAGCTGATATTGGATGTCCTTGTTGTGATGCATAAATCAACATGTCCGTACATCGTTTGTTTAGCCATGGCTCAGTAAATCCAGAAAATGTAACACGTACTTCTTTTGGCAATTTATCAATGACACGTTTAAAATTTTCAAACGTCATTGTTTTATCTGCTTTATATAT